TAGTCTTTCAAATAGATCTTGTATAGCTGGCTTTACTTCTTTACTCATATTAGCTTGGTAGTGCGTTTCCTGGTTGTGTTCCTAGTTGTCCTATAATGGCGTTTTGTTGCTGGACCTTTTGGAACTGTAATTGCTCTAAATATTTATTAATCCTTGACTGAAAGAATTCGTCATTTTGTAATCTAGCCTGAACGTCATCTGCCGGAATATCCTCTGTGCCTTGTAGATACTCCTGAACTACTTTCATTCTTAAATCTACGTTTGCATTCGGTGGTGCGTTAACTGATTGGCCAGATGAGATTTTAGCAATATCTTCTTGAGTTTTCCTTATCTCTTCTTCTGTAGCCACTTGCAACGGTTTCATGAATCTATCAGCGTAAGAAGTATCAATGGTTGAAGCCATCGCACTTAGTAGCTCGTCATAATCAAATCTGCCCTGCCTATCAAGCTTTGCAGCCACATCACCCATAGCATTAAGCTTGTCAAATAATGAAGCGGCATCTGAGTTTACTACTGGATAATCTAAATAAAAGTCAAATCTTTCACTTCCTTCAGCACGAACAAATTGCATTGCTTCAGGTGTGTTAGAACCAATAACGCGAAAAAACTCTGTGTCATTGCCAAATTGTTGATGCAAATCCCACATTTGATCCATAACTTTTTTCCAACATCTTAGCCATTGATCTACGGATTTCTGTAAAACATCTAGTGCATGTTGCGGATCTTCCCCTGGGACTTGTCTACCAAACATTCGCATCATATTTTCGCGAACAGTTTTTTCGATCTCAATAGAATCTCCAATATTGCCCGGAGGTGCTTGTATGTATCCATATTCTCCCTGTCTTCTTACGGGAACTGAGTCACCCGGACCAAAGTTTAATGCTGGCCTACCTAATGGGTGCTCTCTTGCTGGACATGTGCTTAATTGAGTTCTATCAACTCTAGAATCTTGTTGAACCTTAATCTCGTCCTCAAACCCCTTAGCAAGTTCGGGAACACCTCTCGAGTCAAACAATCTCTTTGTTCTATATTCTCTAGGAAATACAACAAATGGATATCTAGCAGGCTTATAATCCAAAAGCTTGCTCATCCCATAGTTCTCAATGTCTGGGTGCATTGCTGTAATAAATACACCCGGTACATTGTCTTCTGTTGTAGCCTTTTCATATGCAAAGTATACCGCTACAAACCCGCTTGCATCATCAGTCCTGTTTTCTGTTTGCGCTCTACGGCTACCAAACTTAAATTCACTATTATTAAATATGCTATCAGGTTCATTACCAGTAGCATTCTCAATTACATCATCTACCCATTCTTCATCCCAATCTTCAACTAAAACCTTAGCTCTAAGCTCTTCTGGTGTATAATAAACCCTTTGAAATATATATGGTGCATCTTGAATGTCTATTATATTTGGTTGAACAAATAAATCTTCATCAAATGTATAGGGCTTTAATACAGGCTTATTATGTATAATTTCAGGCCTTCCAACGCTGGTTTGACCTGTTTTTCTAAGCTCATTTACCATCTTACGAGCTTTACGCCTTGAAAGGTCTGGAAAATATTGCTGTAATAAATCTGTTGCTTCGCCTGTTGTATCAGGCTCTTGAATAAGTGCCACTAGCTGCGCACCTTGTTCGGGGACTTCTGGCTCTACACTTAAAAGCTGCTCTAGGTTAATCGTTTGCATAACCTCTTCGACTTTTGTTTCCCAGAATATGCCTACAGCCCCAATGCCCTTTTCCTCTTGGTAATCTGCAACGATGTCGGCACAACGATCAATATCTTCGGTTTGCGCTAGCATCCATTTCATAAATTGAGAAACCATTTTAGCTCTCTCAATATCATTACCTTCTGTTGGTATCGCTGTTAAGTTTCCCTTTAATAATGCCTTAGAGAATAAAGCTTTGTTTTCCCTTATAATCGAATCTGAAACAAAAGGTCTAATGTCACTTGCATCTTCCCACGGATAAGCAGGCTCGCTTGGACTACCTTTCTTTCTGCCGCTTTCAATATCTTGGCCGGGCCATAATTGGTTCCGTTGATCGTAATTACAATTGGTTTGGTTCGCAAAAAATGACAAATCGCTTGCCGTTTCCTTTAATGCCGATTTAAGACGGTCCATGTCTGGGCCTTCATCGGTATTTCTTCGTATTTCTTCTCTATTTGATAAACTTTGCATATATTTTTATAAAATTCATATACATTTTATCACAAATACCCTCATATGCAGGGGGTTTTACCTGCGCTTAGTTATTAATTTGACTTCAGTATTGTCAATATACATAATATCTGCAATGGCAGCATAACGAACACAATCAATCGGATCTTTTGTGGGTTCATCTTTTCCTAGTTCGCCAGTGTATTCTGTCATTGCATAAATTGTTTGCTCAACCCTATCAGAGAAAAATAATCTAGGCTTATTACCTAAATCCATATCCTGACGGTCATCCCACGCTAAAAGCTTGTTAATTGCCTGTATTCCTTGGTCTTCGTCATATCCGGGTGCTGGTATAACATTGATATCTCTATATATGAGTTCGTCAATGATGCTTGTTTGCATATCCTCTTTTTGATATTTGGCTGCTCCTAGCCTTGGGTCGATTAATCGTTCAAATATCGACACATCTTCTTCTATCTGGTTAATAACCTCGATATAATCGTCATATCCAAATCCGTTAGGTCTTGCTGCGTCTCCAGGTCTACCACGTTTACCCTTTGTCATATCTGCCCAATCGCCATAGGCTATATCTGGATATTCAGCCCAGACATATATTTCTTGCATAGGCGTAACTCCTAGCCAAAGCATAAACCAAGGCTTAGAACCCGATGGGTCAATCACCATATAATGAGTGACTGGAGAGTGTTTATCTTTGATGAATGGAATATCTTCATGCTTAACAACATTGTGCTTATCGCTAAAACGCGGAAATTTGCCCGCCATGGGCTTTGTCGGCACTCCATAAGCTCTACATAGTATATCATCCCTATGCGCGCCATCTAGCGTCTTTTTGATACGTTCAAAGCCACCGTAGGGGTTGTCTGCTGTATGGAAATACATTATCTTTGAATCCTTACGGGTAGGCTGCTGTATTATCGGCACTCGATAACCCGGCAATAACTCAGCTTGCTTATCTTCAATGGTCCTTGCGCCTGTAATCATTTCCTTTACAACAGGTGAATAACCTTCAACAGCTGTAAAACTTACAAGCATCTTTGCATCTCGCGTGACAAGACGGTATCGCAATGTATTTAAAAAGTCTTGGGGAATAAGCTCATCAGCCCAAACCCCAATATTATGCACACGAGGGTCGCCAGTCATAGGAGTCATAGAGCCGACTTCACCACCCTCAATCGTTGATATATCCTGTGCGTAGTTACGAAATATTATTTCTGTGCCGTTAGGAAGAACTAGCTTATTATCAGAAAATCCATTTTTCTGTGAATACGATATATACGTTACCTTTGACTTTTTACCTTCCTTGAGTTCTTTAGGCAAATACTTGTATATAATCTTTTGTTGCATCTGAATGCTATTATCATTTGTTGTCTGAAAGCACCATATCACCGAGTTTGGATTATTCATTCCCGCTTCGATAACCCTTTTGGCGCAATACTCTGATTTGCTTGAGCGATTGCCTCCATAAATATGTAACTCAGAACAACTTGCAAAAGTTTCGTCTGCTAGCCTCCAATGATCAAGTTCAAATCCAAAAGAATACGGGTCTTCTATTTCGTTCTGAATAGCCTTGTGGTAGTCAGCATGATAGTTCACGATATCTTCAGCACCCCAACCTTGACTAACAATAAAGTCATCTGTTGGTATTTTTAATACTGGGTGTGGTGTCCAGTCAAGAAGGTCTCTTATACTATTCTTCTCCATTCCACTCTTTTAATTCGTCTAATAATCTCCATTGAACCTTCTTAAGTGCTTTGTCGTATGTCTCCCTTAGTGCTTGGTGTGACATTCCGCAGAAATCAGCAATCGTTTTGAGGTCGTGAGGTCCAGGGTGGTATTTCTCCATATACTCTAAGGCTTTATCTATATCTGAATCTTTTTTACTCATTTATCGCGGTGTGGTGGAAATACATATAAGCCCTCTGAGATTCTTTCGCATTCAAGCGGCATGTGAGGCTTCCAGTTCTCCCAAATTTGCTCTTTTACATTGCAAAGCATCTTTTCTGATGGTAAACCATTGTCTTCCATCCTATAAACCCATAGCTTGCGCCTGTTTGGTGGTTTGCTTACCGTTGTATGAAGTAGCTCAACGAAAACACCTTCTTTGTTTGGTTTTACTGTTGGCTTCTCGAGTGGATTAGCCTTCATATACTTGCCAATCTCAATAAGACCAATCTTTTTTATTCTGCCGCCTTCTAAGTGCTTTCCTGGCTTAAGACATGCTTTAATAACCTCTTGAACCTGTTGCTGGTTGAGGTTATACTTGCCGCGAACGTAATTAACATCCCAGGTCTTTTGCTGACCTCTGGTTTTCTTTTTATCTTCGTTATTCTTCTTCATCTGTTTGCCAGTCCTCTCTGTCGTCTTCATCCAATTCTTCAATTAAAATTTCATCAGCTTCAGTATTTAGCTCCATTTTTATCATTTCTAATACGCCTATAAATGATGCATATGTCATATCATATTCTCTTCTAAAGCGGTTAATAAGGCTCTGTAGCTCAAACCAGAACGCCTCCTGTTGATCTTCTTGATTCATTTTATGCCTACGTTTATTAAATTACCAGAAACATCTCTTTTGCCCCTAAGTGACTCATGCCCACCGGAAAAAAATACTTCAGACTCTGCGATTTTTGATTCTAAATGATTTCTTAGATTTGTGTCTAGATTTGGGTTTTTTAATATCTCCTGAACTCCAGACTTTAATATTTCATGCGTTTTTTCGTATAAAACATTATCCAATGCCATAAATTTTATTTCACGCTGAAGATTGTTAACATTGATTGAAGTATGCTTTTTATTCATCTTATTGGTTTGCTGGTTTGTCTTTATTTGCGTCAAATAACATTTGTATAAATATTTCTGGAACAGGATAGAATTGCCTATCAGTCATATATGCCTCAATCTCTCCTCTTAGACGGTTGTTTTCCTCTATGAGATCTGCATTCTCTTGCTTGAGGTCAGCGTTAATCTCTTTAAGTGTCCGTCTCTTTCGAGTCATAATTAATAATTTGCGCCTTTTTCATTATTTTAAAAGCTCCTTAAATGCATCTTTTAGCTGTGCGTATTTTATAGAATCATCGCCTTCTGTTGCCTGTTCATACCAAAGAGCAACATCCTCTTCTATAGCCTTTCGCATTCGATCTGCCATCCTTATAATTACGTTATGCCTTTCATGTGGTGGAATATTTTCATTAAATAGCTCTTCAGGGGCTATTTCATCTAAAAAAATTAAATTATTCATTTTATATCTCGATTTTTCAGATTCTATAACCCTATTTTTTGCGTCTATATATCTCATTATTTTAAATTAAAGTTTTTAAAAATTTTTTTATTTACAACTATTTTAAAGTCTGCTGAAGGAATGATCTTATGAATCAATCTTATGGTGCTCATTATATCTTCCGGTAATTTAGTCATCAATACCCTCGTATTCTTGATTATTCCAAGCAATTACAATCTCTGCTGCTCTTTCATCGGTAAGATTACACATGTAAACTTCTCCATACTCATCTGCTATTGAAGCCATACCTAGACCTGTATA